AGTCGTCAATACATTTCAATCAGATTCAGGAATGATACCAACGTCGACATCGTACAAGATCGACACATCAAAATGTGTAGTCAAGGAAGGAAGACCGGATATTCTCTGTACTCAGTTTTCCCCTTATGGAGATGAACTACCGGCACCAGACAATGAGCACATGTGGAAGATTGTGTCTTTTCTGGAGGATAAATATACAACATTGTATACTTCCTATCCGAAGATGCCAACATTCGATCAGGCTGTCAATGGATACGAAGAAGGACATCCCCTCTATGGAAAAACCAATCGTATGGATCTTGATACATCAGCAGGTCCATATTTTCTTGACAAACACAGAGTCTCCAAGAAGAAAGAGTTTTTCAATTTTAACAAGACAACACAGCGATGGGAATTGAAAAGTACACCAGCAGCGATCGATTTTAAGGAGCGTGCCTTTCTCATTATGGACCATATCCAAAATGGGATAGCATACCAAACAATGACAAAAGTCTGTTTGAAGGGGGAACTGCGCCCTGCAGAGAAAGTAAAAATTGGAAAAATTCGCACATTTGATTCCGCAGATGCAAGTTGTGTGATGGCACATCGTATGATATTGATGAACGCAGTCGCAGCAACACAAGATTGGAAGTCTCGACAAAGTGGTGTTCCACAAATTGGGCTTAATCCATTAACTGATTTCCCGATGCTATATGAGCGACTTGTTCGGAAGAAAGGAAAATTGCTTCAGTTTGATTTCACGGAATATGATCGTCATCTTCATCCCGTGGTAGTCAAGGCTGCATATTATTTGGCATTGCGTGTAATAAATCCAAAAATTGAAGAACAGGTAACATGGTCAATGGCAAATGCCCTCATGATTCAAACATGTTGTGCATATCGTCAGGTTGGAAATTTAATCTGTCAAACATATCAGGGTATAAGTTCAGGATTTTATTTTACAAGTCTTGGTGATTCAATCGCCAATGAAATCATGCTCTATTATGTCTTCACAAAGCTGGCAAATCAATCGTGTCAGTGGGTTCAACAACATATGGACGCTATTGATCTGGGTGATGACTTAACCATTTCTGTTACACCAGAATTTATGGAAACAGTTGATATTACACAAATCAAGGAAGCTTACGCAGCCATTGGCGTCATTGTCACGTCAGCAGACAAGAAGAAACCTATTGAATATGAATCATATGAGGAACTATCGTTCTGTAGTCGGAAAATTCGTCGTACACGAAACAATGTTATCGTTCCAGCCCTTAAAGTTTCAACGTTGAAAGCTTTATTGGAGTGGTATTCACCGCCGCGGAAACCGATCCATAAAGGCGAATTTACCACCATGGTTACCAATGAGGAGCAAATTATACAAAATGTCAACCTAGCATTGGCAGAGGCGTCCCTCCACTCAAAAAGCCTCTTTGATAAGTTTCTAAAGATCGCAAAGATTATAAGGACCAATTTCCAGAAACGAGGAGTACCATATGAAACAATACAGAAGTTTGACTTACGATATCATGACGTTCGAGAAAAAGAAACAGAGGAAATAGTTTTGGGGCGCAGTATGTTTAAAAGAATTTTACAAATCTCTGAAAATAAAGATTCGAACCAGATGAATACTTCACCAGTAATTCTTGTCGAAGAGTGGTGCAATCACTATAAAATTGCAAAGCCCGATATTATCGAGCATACATCACCAAAAGTAGATGATGACATTCCGTCTAAGTGTGCCATTTCAGTCAAATGGCGCGGAAGAGACGAGACATTCAGTGGAACTGGAGTCAACAAGAAAGCTAGTAAGTTTTCAGCTTATAAAGCTCTTGTTGATGCGCATCACATTCAGCGCATCGTTCCAAAGGAGTCATTATTCCGCTTTTGCAAGCAGAAGATACAAGCAGTTGGCGCCTCAGAAATAAGAGTTTTTGATAAGCAATCATATTTATGTATGATCACAATACCAACAGACGACATTCAGGCAATCGGACGAGATGAAGATCTCGAAATAGCGGTTTACACTGCTCGAGCTGACTTGTATAACCAATACCAACACCGCGAAGAGAAAGACGTAGCGATCGTCATTAATCAACCAAGTGACGAGGAAGTAATAACTCAAGCTCTCGATCACATTTCTCTTGGATGCGACGACATAGCTGGCATCTCTGACATTGAAATTATTACCAGTATGCGTCAAGACAGAAATCAGTCAGCAGTAGGAAATCTCTCGACATCAAGTGCAGGTTTATCAGCAGTGGCACAACCAAATTCAGTGCCTCCACCTTCCATTGAACTTACTCCACAAATGATGGCTCCGCCTCGATTGGAAGAATCACCAACAACAATGCTTGGTCAGCCAACAGAAATAGCTGAGCAACCTAATCTTCTTGGTCCTCCAGATATGTTGGGATTTACAGGTATCGACTTTACGATTCTTGATCTTGCTTATCGCCAATGCGTTGATCATACTCCACAACTTCCTATTAATCAATTAGTTCCGCGGGGTACAATCTTGGCAGTCGATGCATATGATCCAACTCGTCTTAATCCATACATTAGCACCTTAGCTGACTTGCATAATATGTTCGTTGGAGCTTTACAATTGCGATACCATCTCATTGGACAACCCATGTTCATGGGAGAACTATTTTATGCGTGGCTTCCAGACGTTCGAAACATAAAGGTCGGTGATATCCTTCCTGATGTGGAGTACCAAAAATATTCCTGGAAAACAGCAAAAGTCAATGACACCTCAACGACTTTTATGCTTTTAGAAGATGCTCGTTTGGAAAGATTTGCACGAACCACCAATATTGAGGAAGAGGATTCGAAGATGCGTCGTCCCGGAATTGTCGTCGGTATTTATCAAGC